AAGACCTACACCCTCGTCACTTGCAATGAGGTGGGGTAGCATTTCTGCATCCCCCGGGCCGATAAGGCTCAAGCTTTTTTTGAGGAAATCCTCTGCCACACTAAGGGCCGTAAGTATGCCCGTAAGAAGTTCATCCTGGCCGGTTGGCAGCGTGACGAGATCATCCGCCCGATGTTCGGCCGCGTGGTGTGGTCTGATGAGAATGGGTGCTATAAGCGCCGCTACGAGATCGCCTGGATTGAGCTAGCCAGGAAGAACGGCAAAACTGAACTCTTGGCCGGGATCATGCTTTATCTGCTTATTGCTGACGGGGAAGAATCTGGAGAGATCTACGGTGTTGCCCGTGATATCAATCAGGCGAAGCTTGCTTTCGATGTCGCTGCGCAGATGGTTAAGTTCTCTCCGCTGCTTTCTCGTGAGCTTAGGATCACTGAGTACAAAAAGCGTATCTATCACCCCAAGACGAACAGCTTCTACCAGGTTATCGCATCGGATGCTAAAAGCGCGTTGGGTAGCAACCCGAGTGGCGTTGGTGCGGACGAGATACTGGCTTGGCAATCGGGGGACATGTGGGACTCGCTAAGAACCGGTATGGGTTCGGATGCCCGTCTTCAACCGTTGATGGTGGCGTCGACCACCGCCGGTAATGACACTGAGGGCTTCGCCGGCCTTAAGCATAAGGAGATGGAGCGCGTCCTGGAGGATCCGGACCGCGAGGAGTTTCGCCACATCTTCGTCTATATGCGTAATACGCCGATGGAAGCCGATCCGTGGGATGAGGCTAACTGGCCGTTCGCCAACCCTGCTCTTGGCTCCTTCCTTAGGTGGGAGGACATGCGCCGTCAGGCCTCCGAGGCGAGGCTGAACCCTGTCGCCGAGATGGCGTTCAGGCAGTTCAAGCTCAACCAGTGGCAGAACTCGATGATCCGCTGGATGAACATGTTCCTCTACGACAAGCAGGAGAACAGGGACGTCGTCTTTAAGACGGGCACAGAGGCTCTGGATCACTTTGTCGGCCGTGAATGCTGGTTCGGCTTGGACCTGGCCGCGCGCCAGGACTTGTGCACCATCTGCTACCTGTTTCCCAACCCTGACGACTCTTGTGACCTGGTGTGGCGTTTCTGGATGCCCGAGGAGGGTGTCGCCAAGCTGGACCGCCTTAACAAGGGTCGGTTCACCACGGAGTTTATCCGTAGGGGCTGGTTGACGGTCACCGAGGGCGACGTCTTGGACTTTGAGCGCGTCTACGCCGACATCGAGGCCGACGCCAAGCGTTACATCATTTTGGGCGGGGATGCCGACCAGTGGTCGATGGACCCCGTCCTGCAGGAGATCGAGCGCCGTGTTTACTGCGGTGAGATCTTCTCCTACCAGAACGACTACGCCCACATGTCCGACGGCATGCACAGGGTGTTCGAGCTTGTTCATGGAGGTAAGTTCCTCCACCACGGCAACCCTTTGGCCCGGTTTTGTTTTGACAGCTGCGAGGCGAAGGTGAAGGCCGACGACCCCGACCAGATCAAACCCGTTAAGCCTGACCGCATGGTTGCCGCTAAGCGTATTGACGCTGTGCCGGCCGCGATCATGGCATGTAATGCGTGGTTCGGTCGCGGTAAGCAGGTCATGTCTATCTACGCGAGCGAAGACGTAGACGTCCTGTCCCTTTAGGAGACTCAGATTTTCAAAAACTCAATACAGAAGCTCACCCGCCGGCGTCTTTTTGTGACGATGAAGCCGGGTTGTGGCTACGACTTCGAGGGCGTCCTGCTGCGCTCAGATAAGAGCAGGGACGGCTATCACACCTTCGCCGACGTCACGGTTCATCCGCCCGAAGGGCAGCCAGAGAAGCTGCAGGGCGAGAGCTACATCCTCCGTGGCGACGTCTACATGGTCCAGACCATTCCGGCCAAGACCAATGCTAACGGTTAGAGGCTCAAACATCCCACTTGCCCCCCAGGCGCTTGCTGAACTCGAACCCATCATCCCTCAGGGTTACTACTACCCCGAGCACATGGGTATGGAGTTGGAGTACCGATACGCCTTGTATGGGGAGATTTATCTTCACCAGCCGTGGGTGAACGCGGTTATCCGTAAGCGCGCTGACGCTATCGCGCGTCTCCCGGTGAATGTGTGGGATGTCAATAGTGACGGCACCCGCGATCTTGACACCCAGTCCCAGTATGCGGCCCTACTCGCCGATCCGTGCTCGAAGATGCACCCTTACGAGTTCTGGCACTGGTTGCAGACCACGCTGGACATTTACGGCGAAACCTACCTGGTGATTGTCCGTAAGGACCCCGGGGACAACACCTCGCAGCCGATCGACCTGCTGCCGATGCATCCCTCCCGGGTGGCTATCAGGCGTGACCCTGAGGACGGCACCTACACCTACTTCTTCCAGGCCGGTTCCGGTATCAACACGGAGCTTGTCAGCTTCCCCGAGACCAACATCGTCCCGTTTAAGATGTTCAACCCGTCGAGGCTTGAGCGCGGTATGTCGAAGATGGAAGCGCTCCGGTCGACCATTTTCGCGGAGGATTCGTCCCGTACCGCTACCTCTGCGATGTGGCGTAACGCCGGCCGGCCCAACGTTGTCCTGGAGTCTGTGAAGGCTCTGGGCGATATTGGCCGTAAGAAGTTGCGCGCGGAGTTTGACGGCGCTCACGCCGGTTCCGGAAATGTCGGCAAGACCCTTGTCCTGGAGGATGGTGTCACCGCCAAGGCGATGCAAATCACCGCCTTGGACATGCAGTACATCGAGTCCCGCCAGCTTAACCGCGAGGAGGTGTGCGGTGTTTACGATGTTGCGCCCCCTATTGTTCATATTCTGGACCGAGCCACGTTCTCGAACATTTCTGCTCAAATGCGTGCATTTTATCGAGACACAATGGCCCCTCCGATTGAGTTTATTCAGTCGGCTATAGACAAGTATGTAGGTTCTAATTGGACCCGTAAGAACATCATGAGGTTCGCGGTCGACGAGGTCATCAGGGGCGATTACGAGGTGCGTGTCGAGGCTGCCCATAAGGGTGTTGCCACGGCTGTGCTGACGCCGAATGAGGCGCGCGAGCTTATCGGCCTTAATAAGTACAACGACCCTAAGGCTGACGAACTGTGGGCCAACTCCGCTATCCAGCGTCTTGGCGAACCGGGCGAGACGCTCCGCATGAGCGAATCTGCGGTTGGTGTGACACCGGATGGTATCCGGCTTGCACCGGCCACCACCCCTGTTGCTTCTTTGGACAACGGTAAGCCGACATCGGTGCCCGCAAGGCACCCGGCTCCTCAGGCCCCTCAGCCGGGGGGTGCGGTTGCTCAGCCCAACACTTCAAATCCCAGTACCCACTCGTCTAAGTACCTTCGCCAGATCAAGGGCGAGGTTGGGCGCGGTCGGAGTACTGCGGAGCTTAAAGAATTCGCTAAGGCGCTAGCGCAGAAAGCTGAGTCCGAGGATGAGCTTAAGGACATCCTGTGGGCTGTGCAGACCGCCGTCGCCGATAGAAAGGCCACAACTGAATAATGGATAACGTCTTCGGTAAGGCGTTGGCGGAAATTCGGGACTTCTCTAACGATGAGAGGTTCGGTCCGCATGGCGGTTTCACCGCTATCGCATCCACGGAAACTAAGGACCGGGATGGCGAGAATGTGTACGCCAACGAGTGGGAGCTTCCTCTCCCTGATCACATCACTATTGACGCCGATCACGGCATGTCGTTGGCTACGACGATCGGTTCGGCTCACCCGTATCTGAACGAAACGGGCGAGTTGATGATTGACGCTAAGTTCTCGTCGATCGCCCGCGCCCAGGAGGCTCGCGCTCTTGTCACGGAGGGCCACATTAAGACGGTCTCAGTGGCGTTCCTGCGGCATAAAAACGAGAAGGCGGGTACGACTAAGCGGGAGCTTCTGAACGTCGGCCTGGTGGCTATCCCGGCCAATCCTGAGGCGCAGATTCTTGAGTCTAAGGCTCTGGATGTCCGCGCCGAGGAGGTCGCCGAGGAGCGTTTGGAGACCAAAGCCCCGAAGCCTTACGGGAACGTGACTTATGCGGATCCGGAGGATGGCAAGTACCCGGTCGACACGATTGCCCACATTCGTGCGGCGCTCGCCTACATCAACGTGCAGAGAAATTATGACGCTCTGGGTGATCACGCGGCTCACGTTAAGCGCGCTATCGAGGCGGCTGCAAGGGCGCACGGCATCGACGTGTCCGACAGTAAGGCCCTGGAGGGTGCCGAGCTTGAGACTAAGGCGGAAAAAGAACCGCCATCGGTCACGGTCCGCATTGTTCCTAAGCTCGACGAGGACGCCCTCAAGAATGTCATGGGGGAGATCTTCACTAAGGCTGGCACTGCTGCGGGTACCGGTAACGGCGCGCTAGTCCAGGCCATCCACGACGCCGCCGGCCACTTGGGCGCGGTGTGTGTCATGGAACCCGCTGACGACACGGATTCCGGAGCTAGTTCCGGAGCTAACAAGTCCGCCACTGAAACAGAGGTGGCAACTAAAGACCTGGAGGCTTTCGATAAGTCTCTTGATGAAGTACTAACGCCAACAGATTCGCCCGATGATGCACCCGCTGAGGCCGCTTCCGCTTCCGACGAGGAACCCGAACCCGCCGACGATGCCGCTGCTAAGTCCGCTGATGACATGGCGATCCGAATGGGTGCTCTGCGAATGCAGGTCGCCGCACGCACCCGACTCCTGTCGGGTAAGTGAAATCCAATCTAACACAAAGGAATAACTGAATAATGGCTACTAAGCCACAGTTGCAGGCTAAGGGTCAGGAACTCATGACCCGGCTTGATGAATTCTCGAAGAGGGAGGACTGGGACACGGTCGAGGCTAAGACCGCCGCTTTCGAGACTCTCGATGCGGAGTTCAAGGCCTGGGAGAACGACGTTCAGACTAGCGAGTCTGCTTCCGCGATGGCGGCTAAGCTTGAGGGCTTCGGCGACGTTAAGGATGTTAAGGGTAACTCCCTTCCGAAGTTCGAGATCTCCCACCCCTTCGACAGGGCCAGCCGTAGTGCGTTGGCTTCCAAGGTGTTGACCGCGGGTCCTGAGGTCGAAAAGGTTTTGTCGGTCAGGGACTTCCGCAAGATGTTCGATGTTGTTCTGGACGAGGCTGACACGGCTCCCATACTGGGTACTAAGGATGCCACCGAGGGTAACAACCTCATGGGTGACTTCGTTTACGGCACAACGGGTCCGACCGCGATTGGTCAGGCTCCGTTCGGTACCGGTGCGTTCGCCCCGGGGATCCTGCCGGATTGGCGTCCAGGGATCGTTGAGCAGCTGTTCTTCCAGCTGGCGATCGCCGATCTGATCCCGTCGTTCGCTACCACGTCTCCCAACATCTCGTACCTGACCGAGTCTCTGTTCAACTCGCAGGCTAACGCTACCGCTGAAGTTGCGCTGTACCCGTTCTCCAGCGTTGAGGTCTCCCGGGCCTACGCTCAGGTGGGTAAGATCGCGAACGCTCTGACGATTTCTGATGAGGCAATTGCCGACGCGCCAACGCTTTGGAACTTTGTGCAAGGTCGCCTGCTTCTGTCGCTTCAGCGTCAGGAAGAGGTCCAGATCCTCGCGGGTGCGTACCCGGGTGTTGGCGGTCTGCTGACCTTCGCGGGCAACTTCACGGCGTCTTCGGCCAGTTCGATCTACGGTGCGACTTCTGCTACCGGCACGAACGTCGCCTTCCCGGCGGCTGGCACTAACGGTGCTGGCGTGCAGTCTCAGACGATCGCTTCGCTGGCTTACGGTCGTAAGATTACTGGTCCCACGGGCTCTGGTAAGTATGCTGACCCGCTGACGGTTTCGCTGCAGCTGAAGGACGCGTTCGTCGACATCGAGTTGGCCGTGTTCCAGTCGCCTACTGCGGTGATCATGAATCCACGCGACTGGCAGCGCCTTGAGACCGCTCAGGATGCTAACTCGCAGTTCATGAATACGAGCATGTTCGGCAACGTTTACGGCGTTTCTCGCGGCCCGGTCAAGTCCCTGTGGGGCGTGCCGGTTGTCACGACTCCGCTGTTCCCGGTCGGCACCTACCTTACGGGATGGTTTGACGCACAGTCGATTCAGATCGCGCGTCGCCAGGGCGTGAGCATGCAGATGACCAACGCGAACGGGACCGACTTCGTGAACGGCAAGGTGACCGCTCGTGCTGAAGAGCGCCTGGGTCTGCTTGTTTACCGTCCTACCGCGTTCGAGCTGATTCAGTCGGTTACCGGCTAAGTAAAAGTGCACTGTCGGACACACCCCTTCTTTGTCTCCTACGGGCGAATTAGGGGTGTGTTTGGCGGCACTGAAAGGTGGTTATGAATACAACGCATCAACATGTGGTGGTTAAGGACGTTCGCCCACCGTGGCTGGATGAGAAGCCGGTCGTTATTGGCCGTCTTTACCCGCTGCCCGCGGAGTCGGAATCTGAACTGAAGTTCACCGCCGAGGCTGAGACGAAGGTCATCAAACGCCCGAGGCATAAAGATGAGGACGAGGCTAAGGCCGCTAAGGCTAGCGAGAGCGTCAGTCTGAAATGACGTTTGCATCGCAGTTGAGCGCGGCCTTCACGCCGATCGCTGCGGTGTACGACGCGGCCAGCACCACGCAGGCGCTTAACTGGGCACAGGACTACATCACGTCTTACTGCAATCAGGCGTTCGACCTGGTCACGGCTGACGTGGCGTTTATCGACCCGATGTACCACAGTCAGGCCTTCCTGCCTCAGGTGCCGGTGGTCAACGTCGAGTCGGTGCAGGCCCTCCTGCCGCCGGTCACGTCGATCCCTGGCACGGCTTTCACCTGGCAGACGCTCACTAACTACGCATTCGTCGCGCAGACGGGGCTGATCTACGACACGACCTATGAAATAGGCGTGCAGTATTGGGGAAGTCCTTCATGGCCGTGGATGCCCGGTAGCTTGCAGGTGACCTATGACCACGGCTATGCCACGATCCCGCGTCCCCTTATCAGTACCGGTGTGCGTTTAGCGCAGCAGTACCTTGAGAACCCCACGCTGCAGATGCAAAGGCGAATTGGGGACTCTGAGGACCGGTATGCCGGTTCGGCGGGTGTTCTTCTGAACTATCTGGACAAGGCCATCCTGGACCGTTACACGATTATCGGGATCTCATGAGAGGGGAGCGGCCTTATCCGTTGCCTTCGGGCATCTGCCTTCAGTGCGGCGTTCCTTACTATGACCGCCCGCACGATCACCGGCCCTTCGGAACCTTAAGTCCCGAAGCGGCTGAGCAGTACTGGAGGGAACGTGGGGCTCAATCCCGGGAATGACACCGTAACGTTCACTAACCCGGCTATCGTGGCTGACCGCCTACATGCGGTTACGGCTGTCGGTGCCACCTCTTTTACCCAGACGGGGTGCAACATGCAGCCCATCTCGGTGGGGGACCGGATAAGTGATACCGAGTATTCGGAGGCTACCGATAAGTGTATCTGCCCTCCGTCGGCGAACATTCAAACGGTGCAGTCCGAGTGGACGGCCACCTTCACTGGTCAAAAGTTCCGCGTGCTGGGTGTTAAGCCTTACCGCGATTCCCCGTGGGGCCGGCTGGACCACATCACGATCATGTGTAAGGAGGAACGTGGCTAGCGCTGCCTCTTTCATCTCTACGGCGGTCGATGTGGTATCTGAGATCGACTTCGCCGCGATGAATCTGGATGCCACTATCGGCGAGAACGCGGCGATCCGGCAGGAGGTCATTAACATGACCCACAAGTGCCAGGAAACCGTTATCTCGATGTGGGACGAAGACGACCACCCGTGGGAAACGGGTGAGTATCGCGAGTCCATCAGCACCGAGTTTGAGACTAAGCCCAGCGGTTTCTTCGTCGGCACTGTCTACACGAATGACAACAAGTGCTTCTGGATTGAGTACGGCGCGGAGCACATGCCGGAATTCGCACCGTTCACGCGGGCCTGTCTGGCTTTGGGCGGGCATGTCATCGAGCACGAAGAGATCGAGCCTTACTCCAATCAGGGCAATAGCTATCGGAGAACTTCGGAGTCTTCGTCCGGACCCGGTTCGCTACATAGG